TAAAAAAAAGACAGCACCTAGATAACTAGATGCTGTCTATAATATACTATATTATTTTATGTAAGTCAAGCCGATTGTTTGGCTCGTAATGTATTAGCAAGAGCCAAGCACTCGTCATTATTATCCCAACCAAGTGAATCATATTGCTGTTCAGTAATAGGTATCTTAATTCCCATTAGTTTATTTTCTAGGTAGTGTCTATCACCACCATCATTACTAGAACGCCACGTATAGTTCTTACCCCAAGCATTTTCCATTGCTAGCTTAACTGGTTCCATTATTCTTATACCCAAGTTATCAATGGCTTGGTCTATATATTTATCTGACCATTGATTATAACAATTAAGAGTACAGAAGTTTCCATTACCATACCTACTAGCTTTACTAGATTGATAATACTTCTTACCTTTAGTACCCCGAATCTGACTTGATGTTTTCCTTTCGGGACATCTAGGATTCTGACACCACGTTGTATGTTGAGCCATTATTTACCAACCATTTTTAATGTTTTAATTTGTGCATTAATTATTTGTTTCAAATGATTTAATGCATTGATATCACAATCCCTTGTAATATATTTTAAAACATAGAAAAGAGTAGTGTTCTTAAAACTTTCTACTTTTTTCTTTAACTCTTTATCTGCCATTATATCCTTTCCAGAAAATCCCAGTTGCCATCAAGTAAATCTTTCTTCATTTCATAGGTAACTTTGGATATTTCTATTACTTTAACTTTAGTCTTTAAGTGTTTGGTTTTGTAGTATTTTTTGCCTACATTTAACCACTTCATACGAGCATAAGAAATATTTCTCGGTGCTTTCTTATCCAAGTCGTGTGCCTTTAGGTATTCACTTGCATCAGTTGTTCTCGGCATACCTTTAAGTTTATACATAGAACCATCAGTTTGTTTCCAACGAACTCTATATATTAAATCAAACTTACCCACTCTTTTACTTTTATCTTTCTTAATAAATCCAACTCTAAATTTTTTAGATTTGAATTGGTCTATTAATGTTTCAATGAATTGTGGAAAGTCTTTGACTCTTACATCTGTTTGCATTACTTCCATATTGTTCTCCGTTTCTGTGTGTTGTTTCTTTATTTTATATATGCAGTTGAATGGTTAGTTCAACACCATTGCAACAGGCTATAACAACCCACAAAAAATAGCCGAAGATCGCTAGACCTTCAGCTATTAATATACTACAATGTTTTGATTAAGTCAAGCGAAGTGTAGGCTTTTTTAAATAGGTTGTCACCCTAAAACTGGACATTTTAATCGCTTCCAATTCTTTAACGACAGATCAGCGAACCCACACTTCTATCTTTCCTAGAAAAGAATACTTTAATATACCAAATCTAATTGGTTAAGTCAAGTGTTATCTAACCCACTCGCCATTACCTTTATGGCAACTGACTGCCCATACTTCAACACCTTTATATAGGACACTCGTACCTACTTCAGTAGGTTGTACTAATTCTATAAACTTATCACTACATGATTGATCTGCTGTTAGTGTGACAGGTAGCTTTAGCACATCACCACTTGCTAAATACAATAGCATAATAATTACTTGCATAATTATTCTCCTTTAATCTTATCGTAAGCGTGTTCTTTAATACTCTTATCTGTCTTGATGATAGTAAGTACATCAACACCACTATATGCTTTTGAATATACGTTCTGACTAATGGCTACACTTGAACCACTCATGAGTATAGCAAACTCACTACACCCATTTAGTAATACACATAGTATTACTAGGATAATTATTTTCATTTTAATCTCCCTTTAGTTTTAATTACTCTTCTTCTTCTGCACTTATACCTGTATCAAGGTATGCTTGGTGTTCTAATACTGGATCGGGTAATTTGTGCTCACTTACTTTATGTTCCCAACCTGCAATATCACTACCCCAATATAAAACACAATCTCTAGCACGTGCTAAATAATTTTTTAATTCTTCTGTCGGATAGTCAAAGTTTTCTATCTGAACAATAGCATTAATAAGATTCTTTCGTGCTGATCGTTTCCATTTTATTTTGTGTGAATCATCAATCATAAGTTCTCCTTATCTATTCTTATATCAAGAATTGTTAATTAAGTCAAGTCTTTTAGAACCCTTACTTAAATTCTCACTTGCCCATAAAGGGCGTAAGTTTGAAAAATTACAACACTCTAGTAATTCTTCTTGTTTAAATAAATTAAAACTTGCCATTGGTCTATGATGATCTATATGCCATTTACCATAGTTATCCCAATTCATATTAGGTTTAAATTGTTTTTCTAAATGTGCTTTTAAATACTCCCAGCTACACCCAACTAATGTACTTGTGCGTAAAGTTTTATTAGCTAATCCCCTTTGAACATACAAATAAATTCTACTTCTAATAGTAGATTTAATTCTAAAGATAGGATCATTTTTTAATCTATATCGTACTCTCTCTTTTACACGAACTTTAACTTCTGGTCTTTGTGAATACTCTTTATTTTTTATTCGTATATATTCTTTATTCTTTAATTTATATAGTCTTTCTTTTGTTTTTATATGATCTTGACTACGCCATTTTCTTTCCCACTCTTTGCGTTTATTGCGAATAGCTGGATTAGACATATATATTTTCCACCATGCTCGTCTTTTAATTTTATAGCTTTCTTTAGATTGTGATTTTTTACTATATTGCCTTACTTTTTCTTTATTATTTTCTCGCCATTGCTTTTGGATTTGTTTCATATGTGTATGATATGCTGGATTAGTTCTTCTTCTGATCTTTCTTCTTTCATCTAATCGTTTTGCTTGAACTATTTTATTACATTTATTAGAGCAGTATTTCATTTCCTTAATAAACTTTTGGATAAAAGTTTTACCACAACAAGCACATTGCTTTTCAATATTTTTAATGCGATTTTTTCTTCTTCGTGCTAGAGTATAGTTTTTCTTACAATAATAATTACAAAATTTCTTTACTTGATTATAAGAATAATCAGTAAATTCTTTATTACAATCTAAACAATTTTTATTCATGTAGATCATACAATATTATTTCTCTTTTAAATTAGTACACAATAACAAATGCTCTTTGCAATATAGCCACCCACTATCATTGCGTATAATAGGTTGACCACAAAAATACTTAGGTGGATCGTTAGGTTTTCCTAATGGATAGCGACAAGAGTTCTCGTCAGCTACATCTTCTATTGTTTTATTCATAGTTTCTTTCCGTATCCATTAACTATTTTCAAATCTTTAAATGATGCTTTTATTTTTCTCATTTTCCAATATGAAATAATTATATCCCTTATATCGTAGTACGAAGAAAATCGTTTCATACTTTCTAGTGCTAGACTTTCATTAGAAGATGGCTTAACCTTACTAGCTATATCTTCAAATTTTTCTTCCATTTCCTTAAGTTGTTTTTCTAATTTAAGTATTTGTTTCTCGTTCATAGTTCCTTTCACTTGTTATACCAACTTACATCACGACCATTAGCTTTACACCATAGGTAGTGATTCCTTAAAATTATTTTACTTTCAATTCTCTTGCCACCCCAAGAGTTCTTAATTTTAGGTGGCTTTTTACGACCACCTAAAATACTATAAGCATAGCTATTCATATGAACTCGGGAGGGAGAATTGAAGTTGCTATGCGTCATAATTTTATTTACTTTGTTGCTTTACAAAATCTGCAAGTGTGGGCAAGTAAGGTTTATAATCCCTTTCAAATTCTGCCTTTAGTTTATCGTGCAATTCTTGGTTTAAAATAAAAGCACTCCCATCACTATTACAATTTGAGCATTGTATTAATACAACATTTGTTTTAGTTGTATCTTCGTGTATTGTGCGAAAGCCATTGCCATCACACATAAAGCATATTTGTTTATCTGCCATTGGTTTCCTTTCGCTTACTCTTTGGTGAGTTTAAATTATACAACCAAAGAGAATACTTTGTTGCATATTCTTGTGCTTTATCTTCTTGCAAAAAGAATCTTAATCCACCAGACATACAAGTAGGGCAAGGAAGTTGATTCTTTCTTTCAAAAAAATTAAAGACATCTTTAAGCGTAAGTTTTATAACTTTGTTATAACCTGTACCTTTAAACATTGAATCTTCTGCACTATGTTTATCATAAACATAAACAGATGTATTCAGTAGTTTATTATCTTCTTTAGTTATCATTGATTACTCCCGTATTAGTTGTTGATTGTTCTTAATAGTACCATAAAGATATTGTTATGTCAAATAAAAAACCCTGCCAATATTTCTACTGACAGGGTTATTTCTGGTCGTCTTCCATTTGTTCTCCTTTACATAAAAGTTGCTATTACGAGTAAAAATATCGTCAACCAAAATGTAAATGCTAGTGTCATTTGCATAACTTTCTACCTTTATCCTTTCTTTTTGTTAGTTATACAAATAGCTTATGCCTATAATATCCTTATGTCAAGTTGATTTTGCTTTTCTTTTTTTGTGTTAGTCTAGGTAGGTTAAGCTGAATATCGTCCACATTAATACTAATGAGAACATAAACACCACAAATTTAAAGTCATTAAAGTTATTCATATTAAAACACCTTTATCAATTCATTAATTAATACTGACCATATTATTAAATTACTTATTAATAATACAATCAGTATTTTATTTTCATTTATCATTTTTTATGTTTGGTTTTATCTCTATTACATTGTATGTATTTTCTTTTAAATATTCTTTATTATTACTCGGTAGATATTTAAAGAAATAAATTCCACCTATAACAAAAAGCATAACACCAATTATTTTATCTAAATGTATAAAAAGAATTACACCTAAAAACATAAACATAAAACTACAACTAAAAGCTAAAGCCATTAATATTCTAGTCATTTTTTTATTCCTTTTTTTATTTTTTAACTATTCTTTTAATATACCATTATCAGTTGTGTGTGTCAAATATATCACACGTTGTATAAATATCACACAATTATAGGTTGTGAATAATACAACTAAAAATTGATATCACGTGACATATATTGAGATTGATAATCATTATCAAGTAATTAAAAGTAAATTAAATTAAAAATAATTTGACTAAACTAATTAAATCTATATATTAAATTTACGAGTTTGATTAAGCTTTTGTATAAATTTAAATTAATCACTATCCTTTACGGGTTGGTTGAAAGTGACAGGCAGTAAATCAATTTAAGGAAAGCCGAAGTAGGCGAATTTCCGTTGTGGTTTAAGGTTTTTAATGGTTAGCAATACCATTTTAAAAATAAGTTTTTAAAATTCTTATTCTATGATTATGAATAATCAAAAAAATATTTAATGTGTTCTGACGTATCAACTGTCAGAAAGTAAAGGTCAATATGTCTAAAGAAAAAACAAAATCAGAAATTAAAAAATCTGATGAAAAAAAACAAAATGATTTCTGGAAGAATATTAAGAGTTTATCTAAAGTAGATACTCACTTAAAAAACTTGCAGAAATTAAGCGACAAAATAGAAGTCAAAGGACTTTCAAACTTTGTGCTTTTTGCTAATGACATTGTAGCGATTTACAATGAAGTTAAAGCACAAGCTGAAAAAAGTTCTTTAAGTATTAAAGACGCTTTTAAAATGTCGCAATTCAGACAGCTTATGTATAACCGAGTAGGTTATCCATCTGAAAAAACACCAGACGGAAAGTACATAAGAAATTCAGTTTTTGAAACTGCAACAACAAGGGCTTTGAAACTTGCTCTATTGCTAGTTAATAAAACTGCTGGAATATGTGTTAAAGAATATAAAGTTTACGTAGTTAGCAAAGAATTATATCCCGAAGTTAAAGTTATCGGTGCAGATAGTTCTTTGACTTATGTAAAAAATACTTCTGACGAGTTAATTTTATTAACTGTCAAAGGTTTAGAAACTTTATATAAAAGCATCGCCCCAACTGACACAAAAACAGTTGATAAGGAAAGCGATGATATTACTGCTCAATTAAAAAATATAAAAACTTTTTTAAATGCAGAAATATTAAAACGTCAAAAAAATCCCGACTATATTATGGAACAATATGGAAAAACTGATTTTGAAATAATAAATCAGATAGCTAAATTATCCATGAGATTATCCGAACAATATACGAGGGATAATTCAAACGACACTAAAGATGGAAAAACTAAAGATACTTCAGTAATTTCTATCAGTAGTGCAACGTATGAAATTAAGAATAACAAAGGGCAGATTTTAGGTACATCTAAAATTGCTTAATCAATAACAATTAACAGACAGTTGATACATCTGAACACATTAAATTTTACCAAGTGATTAACAGGTTAGACTTTTTATTACAAAAATTCACACCCCCCTAAATCTCCACAACTGATACCCAGATTTTACTAGGGGATTTTTTTGAGTAGCCCTAAACAATATTGTAGGGAAATATTTTTAATTTCCACAAATTAAACTTGATTTTGCTTACGGGTAGTGCAGGGGGCAGGGGGGGTGTTTTATTAGATATGTATAGCTACCCCAGAAAATCTCAGGTTTCCCTGTTAACCATATACTGGGCTATATCTTAGGGGTAATATTCTAAATATCTCCCGACTATATTCCCTAGGGAGTAGTTATATTTTTCCCTGTGTATTAGATATAAAACCCCCCGCATACCTTATAGGTATATTATACACCTCATTTCCAATTTTGTCAAGTCCTTTATTACGACAAATTGTCACACCCACAGATATTGCTTGACAAAATGCTTAACAGTGTGTATAATAGAATCAGGTGCACATTAAAAGGACACACACGAACATATACGCATAATCATGCACACAGGGTCATCACTAATCTGCACCAATAACTGGGAATTCCCTAGGGTTCCCTTAAACTTATAAATGAAAAACAATTTAGCATCACTTCCTTTTAAAGAAATGATGGAAATAATAAATGCAAAACATGGATTCTACTATAATACCAACTCAAAAAAGAAGCTTGACCAATACACAGGAAAAGTTTCTAGACGTATTATTCGGGGAAGCCAAAGGAAACCTCAAAAAAGCTGGAGAGCTGGCAGGTTATTCCGAGCATTCCTATCCAAAAGTAGTTAGAAATTTAAAACAAGAAATTATATCCAGAGCTGAGAACTATCTTGCAACTCACTCAGCAAAAGCTGCATCTAAAATGGTAGATATGTTAGATGAGGATGGAACCACACCTCATGCTAATATTAGAATGGAAGCAGCTAAACAGATTTTAGATCGAATTGGTATTGTGAAGAAAGATCAACTCGATATTAATATGAAAGCGTTGCATGGCATTTTCATATTACCCGCAAAGGATAAGCTTGACGAAGATCAAAAGAAAAGCTAGAACGATTCCTTTCGGCTACAAGATTTCAGATGATACAAATTTTATAGAGTCAGTAGACTCTGAACTAGAAGCTTTACAAGAAGCAAAGAATTATTTAAAAACGTGTTCATACAGAGAAGTTGCACAATGGTTGCACAGAAAAACAGGCAGGTACCTTTCGCATGTCGGACTTAAAAGACGAGTCATTAGAGATACAGCCTCCGAAGCCAAAAAAGAAAGTACGGAGCAAAGCGAAGGAATCAGTCAAAGCCATTCTAGCACGGACACGTAAGAAAGTTGCAAAGGCAGAACAATCACTCCGTTCAGCCAAACAGCATGCCGAGCATGTAAAACAAAAACTCAAGACCGTCAATAAAGCATTAGATGGAAAAGAGCAGCAACTAATAACTCAAGACGTAATCGATAGTGCCTCCCCGAATGTTCAGAAGCACATTAATCAGCAAGAAGTTGTTTTCAAACCAAATACAGGTCCACAAACAGATTTCTTAGCTTCTGCAGAACGGGAAGTATTTTATGGTGGAGCAAGAGGTGGGGGTAAATCCTACGCAATGTTAGTTGATCCTCTACGCTATTGTGACAAAACACATCACCGAGCACTACTACTACGGAGAACTATGCCCGAGTTGAGAGATCTTATTACGCACTCTCAGCGTTTATATAACAGGGCGTTCCCAGGAGCCAAATGGAGAGAGCAAGAAAAAGAGTGGAGATTCCCATCAGGAGCAAAGATCGAGTTCGGGTACGCAGAGAACATGACAGACGCTTTACGTTACCAAGGTCAATCTTACACATGGATAGGAATAGACGAACTACCACAATATCCTTCGCCAGATATATATAATTTTTTAAGATCATCTTTACGTTCAGTTGATCCAGAGATACCTGTGTATATGAGATCCACAGGCAATCCAGGTAACATCGGATCCCAATGGGTACGAGAGATGTTTGTAAACCCTGCTGAACCAAATAAAACTTTTAATTTGGAAATCAGTACACCTACAGGAACGAAAACAATTACAAGACGTTTTATTCCTGCGAAGTTACAAGACAACCCTTATTTGATGCAGACCGATGATTACTATGCGATGTTGGCATCATTACCTGAAGTTCAACGTAAACAATTCTTAGATGGAGATTGGGATGCATTTGAAGATTCTGCGTTTCCTGAATTTAATAAAAATACTCATGTGGTCGATCCCTTTGAAGTGCCTAAAGGTTGGCAAAGATTTCGTTCTGCAGACTGGGGCTACAGTTCTCCTGCTTGTGTTCTTTGGTTTGCTATTGATTATGATAATAACCTATGGGTATATCGAGAACTATATACCAAAAAGATTACGGCAGATGTATTTGCACGAAAAGTCTTAGAGTTAGAACGGCAAGAATATATACGCTATGGGATCTTAGACGCTAGTACTTGGGCTAAACGTGGAGATATTGGACCGAGTATTGCCGAAACGATGATTCAACAAGGCTGCAAATGGAGACCTTCAGATCGTACACCTAGAAGTAGAATTAGTGGTAAGTTAGAAATTCATAAACGATTAAAATTAAATGATGATAAGAAAAAAGAACCAGGTTTAAGAATCTTTTCAACTTGCAGAAACTTAATACGAACATTACCTATTTTACCTCTAGATGATACTAATCCTGAGGATATTAATACAGACGTAGAAGATCACGCTTATGATGCACTACGTTATGGTTGTATGAGTCGACCCATGCATACAAGTTATGCCAAACGATTTAACTCACCAACAAGCTCACAATTTACCCCTGTTGATAGAATATTTGGATATTAATAACTTGTGTCGAAAGAAAAATTACCTGAAATAGATAAAAAGAATTTTCCTTATAAACTTGTTATAGTTGCTTGGGAAGATATTGTTTCGAACTCGGATTGGGAAAATCTTACTAAAATTAAAAAAGCGAAGACTGCGGTTTGCTATAGTGTAGGATGGTTAATGGCAGAGACAACAAAGACAACGGTGATTATGTCAGACTTAAGTTTTGAAGATAATCATGAAATAGAACAAGGTGGATCGTACACCACTATACCTACTAAAAACGTACTATCAATTAAGAAAATAAAACTATAGAGGAATATATGGAAACTAAATTCGATCCAAAAGCAAAAATAAAACAAGGAGATCTTGGTGCAGCACCTGATGGCAAACAGCCAAATCGGGAATCAATGAATATTGACTTTGCTAAAGATGCACCTCGTAAAGGTGAATCTGAAACTGCTTTGCAAAATAATCAGTATCCTACAAAATCAGGATCTGAGCATGTGCAAGAGTCATTATTTAAATTAGCTGATCAAAAAGATTATTAATTATGGCTTATATAACTAAAAAATCTGCTTTGGGTGGCTCAAAAGCAAAAGAAGAATATATTGCTAAAAGTAATATTTTTGAGAAACCTGAATATATTAAAAAGAAAGAAAAGAAACCTGAATATATTAAAAAGAAAGAACTGCCGCAACAGAAGATAAAGAAAACTGAATATATTACAAAGAAAAAAGAATGGATAACTAAAAAAAAAGAATATCCAATTATTGGAAAAGATTATTAATGAGTAGTCTAACAGAAGATTTAAAAGAAGCTAATAAAATTGTTTTAGATAAATATAAAAAAAAGATTAAAAATATCTATGGCGGTATAAAAGAAACTTTTAAAAAAAAGAATAAAAATAATAAAAAATATGGTGAGACAGATCTTTTAAAAGGAAAGAATTACTATCCACCAAAACCATAAATATAAAAAGGAGATAATTATGCCAGAAGGAATGGGATACCCAAAAGGAGGAGCGATTTTAGGAAAAGTAAAACAAGGTGATCTTTCACCTGACGTTGCTAAAAGAGCTAATGACAAACTTCAAATTGATCCAAATGCTAAAGTTAAACAAGGATCTTTAGGAGCTGATCATGCATTGGGCAAAAAAGAAAAAGTAGACGCATCTATTTTTAAAAAAGCAGAAGTAAGAGATTATTAGTAGGCTTAATTAATGGCTAAAAAACCGTATACAGAGGAAGTTAATCCTTTAGTCGGTTATATAAGACAGAAGTTTCAGCAATCTGAGACTTCTAAATTATATGATGAGAAGAGATGGCTAAAGGCATATCGAAACTATAGAGGTCTTTATGGACCTGAAATGGCTTTTCGTACTAATGAAAACTCAAAAGTATTTGTTAAAATAACAAAAACTAAAGTATTAGCCTCCTTTGGACAGATTATAGAAGTTTTATTCTCTCAAGGAAAGTTTCCTTTAGGAGTAAGCCCTACTACAATTCCTGAGAACATTGATAAATACGCCCATTTAAATCCCCAAGCAGGGAAAATGAATGGAGAAAAATCTCCTGATCAATTAAAAACTAAAGATATTATAAATGATATTTATGGTTTTAATGGAGATGGTAAATCTTTAGCACCAGGAGCTACGGCTACAGATTTAATTAAGAATATTGCACAGGATTATGAAGAATTAGGATTCACAGCAGGACCTTCACCACAAGGTCAACCTCAAATTGAACCTGCAAGAATAGCTGCAGAACAAATGGAAAAACTAATTCATGATCAATTAGAAGAAAGCAGAGCTATTACTATTTTACGACATGTCTTTTTTGAGATGTCGTTATTAGGAACAGGAATTTTAAAAGGACCTTTTACAGATTCTAAAACTTATCATAGTTATGATACCGTAGAAGATGAAGAAGGTAATGTTGATAACATTTATGTTGCAAAAACAAAAGCAATTCCATCAATAGAAGCAGTATCCTGTTGGGATTTTTATCCAGATCCAAATGCAACGAATATTAATGATTGTGATTATGTTATTCAAAGGCATTCCTATAACAAACAACAATTAGAAAATCTAATTGATAAACCCTTATTTCGAGAAGAAGCAATTCGTGCTTGTCTTGAAACAGGACCTAATTACCAAACAAGAGGTTATGAATCATCTTTATACGATAGAGAAAATATTTCAACACTTTATAAAAACAGATTTGAGATTTTAGAATATTGGGGAGCTATTGATAAGAAGGTAGCAGATGAATGTGGGATTAATTACGAGACAACTAATGATGTTGTCAGTATTAATGTTTGGATTTGTGGTGGGCATATTCTTCGAATGGTTGAGAATCCATTCACACCAACACGATTACCTTATTTGGTATCACCTTACGAAATTAATCCTTATCAATTTTTTGGAGTAGGTATTCCAGAAAATATGGAGGACTCACAACAAGTTATGAATGGTCATGCAAGAATGGCAATTGATAACTTGGCGTTAGCAGGAAATTTAGTTTTTGATGTTGATGAAACATTATTAGTACCAGGTCAGGATATGAAAGTCTTTCCTGGAAAAATCTTTAGAAGACAAAGTGGTCAACCAGGGCAGGCTCTTCACGGAGTTAAGTTTCCAAATACTGCTCATGAGAATCTAATGATGTTTGATAAGTTTAGACAACTTGCTGATGAAGCAACAGGTATTCCTTCCTACTCACACGGAGCAACAGGAGTACAAACAACAACACGAACTGCAGCAGGCATGTCAATGCTGATGGGAGCTGCAGCTTTAAGTATTAAAACAGTTATTAAGAATATTGATGACTATTTAATAAAGCCCCTAGGAGAATCTTTATTTCACTGGAACATGCAGTTTAATGATGAGGCTCCACATATTAAAGGTGATCTAGAAATAAAAGCACAGGGTACATCTTCTTTAATGCAAAAAGAAGTAAGATCACAAAGATTGATGACGTTTATGCAAACCGCATCAAATCCTGCTTTAGCACCTTTTGTAAGATGGCACACATGTTTAAAAGAAATAGCTAAGTCGCTAGATATTGATCCAGATCAATTAATAAATGATCCAGAAAAAGCTGCGATTTACGCACATATAATGGGGATGGCAAATGGAAATCAAAACAATACTGCCGTTGCTGGAGGACAAGGTCAAATGGGACCGACTGGTCCAATACCTCCAGGAGCTTCGGCAACAGATCCAACAGGAGTTGGAGGTAGCAACATTGGAACGGGATCTGTACCGTTGCCAGGGGAAACTGGCTTTAGTGCGGCAAATATTAAACCTACCGCAGGCACAGAAACACAATAAGGAAAAAATATAAATGGTAGCACAATTAGTTAAACAAGACGATGGTAGTTATGACTATGTCGAGGTAGATACAGCTAAAAAGCCTGTAGCACCTGATTTAACTGAATTTGAAGCCTATGAGGGAGTTAAAAAGGGTGGAGAAGATTTAGTTAGTACACCCTCAATTACTGAACAGACAGAAAAAATACAAAGAGAAATACCAAGTCAGGTAGAATTTGATGAAAAGACAGGTACATTTATAACTAAAAAAGCTAAAACTTTAGATATTGAGTATAAAGAACCAGAAAGAACACCAGAGTCTACAGAGGAAACAGCACTTCAAAAAGTTATGAAGATGTCTGGAGGAACTGGACAAGAACCTATAGATTATAAACAGATTATGAGAGATGCTTACCAGGCAACTCGTCCTTCTTGGAAAGAGCAGGCTATATCTTCTGCATTTGATGTAGGTGGGAAAGTTTTAACAAATTATATTACTAAAAAAGTTACAGGCTCAGCTGGTGATATAGCTATTAACTATATGACACAGAATGTTTTAGGTAAAACACTGTCAGGACGATTAGCTACTGGGGGAAGTTTAATGCAAGGGGCTACAGCTGCTAATCCTTATGCTTTTGCTGCAAGTATGTTAATGGATAAAGATATTCGTAAAAAAGCTATTAAAACAGTTAAGAAAGCAGGTAAAAGTGTTATTGATTTTGTTACTGGTGGAACTGTTATCTGTACAGAATTATGTAGACAAGGCTATATTTCAAATGAAGATTTAAAATTACATTGGAAATATACAATTAACAAATTTACAAAAGATCAAATGAAAGGTTATTGGATATGGGGATTACCAGTTGCTAAAAAAATGAAAACAAATAAAACATTAACTAAAATTTGGTTTCATATAATGAAATATAGATTAAAAGATGTTAGATATAATATTGGTAAAGGTAAATTTAGTTTGTTAGGTAAAATCTATAGTTTTATTTTAGAAAATGGAAGTTTACTAATCAGTAAATTTATAGCAAAGAAAAAAACTAAAGAGGTATTAGCATAATGGCAATAGGACCTAAAAATAAAGTTACAACAACAGGAATGATGGATAAACAAACCTTTACTCCAGCAGTTGCTGATTTAAGTGCATTACAAGGGACACAACAAACACAATCACCTACACAAGCTCAGGTAACTCCTCCTGTAGCTGAATCACAAGATGGTCCACTAACAACAAAATACCCAGGAGTAAAAGATTTATCGGATGAAGATATAGAAAGCTTAGACGCTGCTTTATCTCCATCTGTTAAAACAGCATTAAGTAAAATCTTTCCAGACTTAGCACCAGTTATTGGTCAGCTTGGAACAGACGAACCTAATGTTATCTTTCCACTATCAATTGTAAAGCGATATGCAATGCAACGATATGGTGGACAAGATGAAAATGAAGCTGTGCAAAATTTTATGACTGATGTAATTAGTCCTGATATTGCACAAGCTCAGATGGAAACCCAAAACAATGTGCCACCTGGTACAGAACAACCTACTACTGAAACAGCAGGTTTAATGTCCAGCCCACAAAATATGGAGACAGTATAAGAGCTACCCTTATCCATAAGGCACTCAACCTTAAGAGGAAAAAATAATGGAAAATGAAGAAAAAGAAGTTCCTAAACCTAAATTAGTTAAGAAACCAAAAGTAAAGCTTTATAGTAAGACTCGTGAAGAAACAGACGATGCTGAAACTGAAGCATTTGCTAGAGGTGATTTAGCAAAGTTTAATAGGGAACAAAAAGAGAAAGCAGAAACAGCAACCGTTCAAAAGGACACCGAAGCATCAGAAGAAATTGCAAGCTCAGATGGTAAGGCAACTCCTTCAACTGAACGCCCTGAAAATGCCGAAGAACGTGTCTTTAAGAAACGTTATGACGATTTGAAAAGACACTATGATTCTACACTCGGAAAGCATAAAGATGAAGTTCGAACTTTAAGAACTCAACTTGAACAATCATCAAAGCAGTTTATTCCGCCTAAATCCAAAGACGAATTAGAATCTTGGAGAAAGGAATATCCTGATGTTTATGAAATGGTTGAAACCATTGCCATGAATAAAGCGGATAGCCGAACAAAAGAGATGGAGACTAAGTATCAAAATCTTCAAGTTCAACAGGAACAAATTGCAAAAGAAAAAGCTGAAGTAGAACTTTTAAAAATGCATCCTGATTTTAATGATCTTCGTTCAAAAGATGATTTTCATGAATGGGCTGCAAAGCAAGATCCTGTTATTCAAGATTGGTTGTATGAAAATACAAGTAATGCTTCACTAGCTGGAAGAGCTTTAGATCTATATAAAATGGATCGAGGGCTTGGTAAGTATAGTAAGAAAGAAGAACAGATTGCTAAAAAAGAAGCTGCTAAAGTGGTAAGTAAAACTAAAAAAGCAGAGGCATCAGAGGCTCCTACAAAGAAAGTATGGTCTAATGCTGCCATTGCAAAGATGACAGTCAATGAGTATGCGAAGTACGAAGAAGAAATCGATAAAGCTGTAAGAGAAGGTAGAATCCAACCTTAATAATAAATGGAGACTAACACATGGCTACAATGTCAAACGCTGCAGGCTACAACAATTTACCTTCAGGTAATTGGGTACCAGCAGTATATAGTCAAAAGGTTCAGAAGTTTTTCAGACGTGCATCAGTTGTTGAAGATATTACTAACACTGATTACGCTGGAGAAATCGAAAATTTTGGCGACACGGTAAATATCGTGAAAGAGCCTTCCATTACTGTGAGCGACTACGCTCGAGGTCAAACTGTAAACACACAATCTTTGGCAGACGACAAGTTACAATTAACTGTCGACCAAGGATCTTACTTTGCGTTTAAAGTAGATGACATCGAAGAAAGACAATCACACGTAAATTGGGAAGCTCTTGCAACTTCTTCAGGTGCTTATTCACTAAAGAAGAACTACGACTATAATGTATTAAAATACATTTATGACAATGCTTCAACATCAGCAGGGAACACTGGAACAGATGCTTCTCCTATTGATGGAGATGCTGCGGCAGATACATTAGCAGATGTTATATCAGCTGCTAAGACAGTTCTTGATGGTAATGACGTACCAGAGGAAAACAGATGGCTAGTTGCACCACCAGCTTTTTACAAGCAATTGAGAAAAGCAGGTGCAAAGATTATGGATCAATCAGTTATGGCTGATGGTTCTGCATCTTCTATGAGAAATGGTATGGTAACAGATAGACCTTTATTTGGGTTTAGACTTTACTCTACAAACGCAATTGCGGTTTCAAGTGGAGCAGCAGCATCTAAAACGTTCGGATCAGCAGGATCTAATGAGTATGCAATCCTTTATGGACACCAGTCAGGAGTTGCGACTGCAAACCATATTGCGAAAACAGAACTTATCAGAGACCCTGATTCATTTTCAGACATCGTGAGAGGTCTGCATGTTTTTGGAAGAAAAATTCTAAGAACAGATGCAGTTTACTCTGGTGTTATAACAGTAGGTTAATTGGGAGGATAATAGATAGACTATGGCTACATATAACGTAACAGGTGTAGGTGGTACTACTGGACATCCGTCTAATGGTAGAACACCTTACTTGGTAGAAAATACAATTGATGTATCAGCAGTTAATGGAGATTCAGGAGCAGCACAAAATGATGTATTACAATGCATCGATGTTCCTGCAGAAACATTAATTATGGCAGCAGGCGTAGAAGTGCTAACAGCATGTTCTAGTTCTGTAGTGATTGATATTGGAGTAACTGGAAGTTCAGCAGGATTTTCTGATCCTGATGCTTTCGTTGATGCTTATGATGCAACAGGTGCAGCTTATGCACCTAGAGATGTTGCAGATGCAGCACCAATGCTTACAATCAAAACAGCAGACACTATCGATGCTTTAATCGCTGGTGGAGCTTCAAGTGCGGGTAAAATCCGTGTTTGGGCTGTACTATGTGATATTTCAGGTATTGATGAAACTGATAGAAACACAAGTACGCAACACGATACAGCAGTATAATACTATATAACTTAAGGGGGGTATTTATATCCCCCTTAATCAAAACCCTTATTAACTAGGAGATAAAATGACTACTTACAATTTAACTAAAAAAACTAATGCTAGTACAGGAACACAGATTGTACCTTCATCTCAAGAAATAAGGATACAAAGATTAGAGAATAAAGTTTCTTCACAAAGTGAAAAATTAGATCACATTGTGAATTTACTAAATGAGTTATCAGAAAAGAAATCAA